CCAAGTAACCGACCCGTTCTCCTCTACTAAGAAGGTTAGTTGCAAGTTCACGGCAAAAGGAGGACTTCCCAATGCCAGATCCAGCAGTGATCGTGACAAGTTCTCCATACCTGATCCCGTGAAGTTTTTGTTGTAAACCTTCAAATGGGTAGTCATGGTCTGATGGTGGCGTTGGTGTGGTTACAAGTTCTAGGAGCGACTTCCCGTCAACGATCCCATCTGGACGGTAAGGTTTCGCGTTCCAAATAGCTTCACGAACCGACTGAGAGTCATTGGCAGAGAGGGCGTCTGACGCATCTTTGTAATCACCTTGGAGCGATGCAATCTTGCACTTGCCAGGTGGTAATACGCTTGCTGATTCCTCCGTCGCCTTACGGCCAGCCTCGTCATTGTCGAAGAACAGGACAATCTCCTCGTAACCCTGGAGCCATGGGATAGCCCGTTGAATCGACTTCCTTGCCGATGCGGCACCGCTAGGTAGAGATACCATCGGCCACCCCGGCATAGCCTCACTACATGAAGCTGCATCGAGTTCCCCTTCAGTAATGACGACTCGTTTTCCAGTGGCGGGAAACAAATGTTGTCCAAAGAGACAGGTAGGTGGTTGTCCTTCATAACGGAAGTCTTTGTCTTTAGTCTTAGTCTTGCATCCAATCAGGATACCGGTCTCGTCATAATAGTGAAACCTAAGCAGGTCACCATCACGGTAGATCTTGTACTGTTGACATACCTTTTCAGATATGTTCCGCTTACTCAGTCTTGAGGCGGACCCTTTAAGTTGTACATTAGTTTGCATTTTATAGGAGCTAGCAACTTCCTCTTCTGTGTGGCCGTAGCTGTTACATGAGAAACAAAAAGTGTGGCCATCAGAGTACAAAGAGTTTGCATCTGATGACCCACACGTGTCACACGGTAAGTGCCTCACGAACTCGCTTTCGCAAGTCTGCGTATGCTCGTGCTTGTGCATCGTGATATTCAAACCATGAATCAATTGCTAGGTAGAACCCTTCGATCAATGCATCAGCTGTAGCAGGGTTCTCTGCATCTACATCAGCAAGTAGGTCGCTGAATTGTTCAGCGTAGAAGTCAGCTGTGCCGTATTCTAGGTTAGCCATTCAATGGGGATAGAGTGGAATGCACACCAAGGGAAGCCGTGTTTCTCAGCCCACTTGGCGTAAGTAGTCTTAGATCCTTTGTAGATCTTATTAAATGGAGTTTGAAAGACGAATCGAATATCTAAGTCGGGATTTGCTTTCTTCACTGCTTTCATCTTCCTTCTGTCCTCCTCGCTCAGGTGTCCCTTTGTTTCTAAGAAGACACCATTCGGTAAAAGAAAGTCTGGAGTGTAGTTGCATTCGAGAATGTAAGGAACTTTAGTTGATTCGTACTCGTATTCAACTCCTAACTCAAGGAGAAGATTGGATACCTTCTCCTCAAGACCGGAGCGAAAAGCCATTAAAAGTCGTCGTCCTCAACTGCGTCGTTGATGATTACGTTAGGTTCAGACGCTTTGAAACCTTTAGTCTGACCAAAGAGAGCTGCCACTTCAGTTTCACCAAGATCGCCTGTATCAACACCTGCAGAGGAGCCGACAGTAATGACTTGGATTCCGACAAGTTTAAGACTTGTACCGTAGGTGACACCATCACGTAGGATGTAGGGCTTCTGTCGGAATGCAAGCTTAACTGTGCTACCGCTGTAGAGTGGGGTATTCGGATCAGTGATGACCGTACCTTCAGTATCCACCACGGGCGGCTTAGTCTCTTCATTCCAACTGAACTTAACTTTGTACTTACCATCTGATACCTCTTCCCAAGGTTCAGGCTTAAGGGTAGAGCGCTTTGGATTCTTAAGCTTAGACTCTGCCCATTTAATAGAATCAGCTCGATCTTCTTCCAGCTTATCGACAAGATCTTGATCGACAATAGCAGAAAGCGAATAGCCAAACTTACTTGGCTTCAGTACAGCCTGATAACCTTCAAGGACAACAGGCTGTTGGGTAACGTGGATGGATTGTGCCATTAACAAAAGAAATAGGTGGATTCAATTACGGATTCCGGTTCAAGGTCTCCGACAATCGGTGGCTCAGTCTCTGCCCCTATGTGAGAGGCAAAGTCCCGCAGGTAATCGTGCTCGGCAAAGAGATGCATGTAGGTTTCTCGTACAATGGAGGACAAGGTAGACATGTCCGTTGCACGACAAAGCACAGAATCGTGGATAAGAGCAATAGGTGCGTCAAAACGTAGTGTGCTTAAATGTAGCAGGCTAGCATCTAGGCTGTGGATCAGATTAGGTGCTGTTGCATTCTTATGATGGTTGAGATCAACCTCATCGGAGTCATCAACAGCTACGCTCATCTTACAACGACCAAGTAACTGTAACTGAAGAGTTACAAGTAACTTCTTGTTGAGTTTTTGATGTACAACAAACCCAGATGGTGTTGTCCATTCAAGGAACTCCTTACCAGCTTTGATTGCATTAGCAACTTCTTGCTCAATCCAACTCATTACAGCCATAGGACCAGGTACGACAACATCCATGGCATTGCGTACAGCCTTAACTGTCTTAGTTAGATCTTCCTTACTAATCTCTACACCTTTCTCGGCTAGTGCGTCCCTGATGTACCCACGATTAGAGAAAGGTTTAGCATTGTAAGGAACAGTCATAACTACCCGTTTGACCGTTTTTCTATCCATGTAAGGTTGGATAGATTCAGGACAATGAGGTGTAGCCTCTTCAGCTACTACCTTGTATGCATCCTGTGGTTTATCACCAGGTAGGACATTCACAAGACGTGCAGTGGACTTATCCCTAGCTAATCCTGCAAGGATTTGTAATCCTGAACAGGTTGCATCAGTTGCCACCATTAATCGTGTGAACTGCCTATCGGCAATTACGACACAATGGTAATACTCTTCAGCAGCAGCTAAGAACTGCCAAGGTTCTTCAACTTCTTCCCATAAAGGTAGATTACCAATTGGATCTGTCGCTATGAGTGTGAACAATTCATGGTTATCTTTTGCCCATTCTAGTCGCTCAGACATCGGTGCTTTATCAAGACCAAATGTAGTTGCTACTTGAAAGGCTAACCAAGATTCAGCTTCAGGAGTTACATAAGACCCATCAGCAAAGACTAAAAGACTTTTTCCAAAGTCTGTATCTTGAGGAGTAAGAAAGGCAGGAATAGGATAAGCTCTACCTCTATAGTCAAAAGACCAAGGAATAAAGAACCTTGGTACGTCCTTGAACCTCTTCACTGCCTCCATTGTCATCCGAGTACGACAAGATTTCTTAAACTCTTGTGCATTCAGATTCATTACCTCTGCCGCTGCTCTTCGATATGCTTTACGAGAATCTTTATTTTCTGCAATATCAAATGGCTTTGGTGGTAACTCATGATTCACAATAGGGAGGAACTTACCAACAGCTCGTTCCAATCTATCTAGTTCTTCCGCTACCTCCACAATGAATGGATTTAGAGTGAAGGCAACCTTCTGAATCTTGTTCAGAAAGTTGATTGGTGTTTCTCCCTGTATACGGGTGTTATCACCCCTACGCACCATATCATGCCCCCTCATCACCTCATTGAGAAGGTAACCACCAGCTCGATCATTCGTCCAGTCGTTAGGCTCGATTAACATCGGCCAAGCTAATGGAGCAAACAACTCAGCATCCTTCATTACCTTATCTTTGATGGCAATGAATTCAGGTGTTGGTATGACGTATGTGACAGTACGCTTACCTTCACGACGTAAGTCCCTGGTAAACCAGCCTGATGATTCAATAATGCAATCAAGCAACCACGCACCTAATCTGATGCGGTTTGCTCTACCCCATGTTTGCCATTGTTGAACATCACTACGGTTCATCAATGTTTGAATAACCGTAAGTCGCTGATCAGTACCGCATGACTTATGCCAGTAGTTTTTCTTTAGTGTTTCAAGAAGACCAGGAGCGCATCTCTCGTAGTGACGCATCTGACACTCAGCTTCTACAGCTGAACCGATGCCATCACATACTGATTGTACCTGATCATTACCTTCCTTGTAGCTGAATACCTTATCGAAGGTAAGTTTGAGTGCAATAGCAGCAGCAGCTAGAGGTTCTAGTTGACTGATGTACTGAGAGATCTCTTTGAATGCAACACCATTCTTACCCTTACGTATTCGGATGTTATTTTCCTCTAGACGCTTCACCAATACAGGTAGAAGCACATCTATGGATGCAATGCCATACACCGTAGCAGAGGCATAACTCTTCTGCTGGAGTGCGTCTGTGTTGTCCCGTAGTCGCTTGAGACCTTGACGTATTTGGTCACGCTCAAGCTGCACCTGTTCATCAATCTGAGCAGGTGTGGGCATCAGTTATCCTCCACATTGAGTGGAACTTCTACCTCATCAAGACATACAAGTTGTGCAAGCTCAGGATACTGCTCACTGAACTCTTCGTTAAACTGTTCAATAGTAATGATGCTCATCAGAAGTCTCGGTCAGGTGGAATAAGAAGATGAATGGATTCATGATCACAGACAACAAACTCGCTATCTGCATCAGACATTAGCTCGCTAACTTTACGCTGCGCTGCTGCACGTTGACGATAGACATGCTCACTGATCTTACGTGTCTTAGGATCAGTGACACGAATAATACACACTACAGAAG